CGTTCCTCCGTACCCCCCCCCGCAAAATTTCCAGTTAGACGCCCTCAGGCTCGTCCCCGGCTCACTTTGCAGCGTGTACGTCACCAGCCGCTTATACCCCAGCGCCTTTGCCGCCCGCGTCGCCGCGCCATACAGCATCGTGCAGGCGTTCCGCGTCCCGTCCGTGCAACAACGGTTGACCTCCAGCGTCAGCCCGTCGTCCAGAAACCGGCTCACCGGCCTGCCCACCATGCACACCCCGCAAAGCCTGTCCCCGTCATAGCACGCCACAGAAAACTTATGGCCCGCAGGCGGCTTGTTGTGCCGATGGTTCAACCGTACAAAGTCCCGCGCCGTCTGGAAATCGCATGGTCTCAATTCAAGCATCTTCTCGCCTCAAAACGTCGGTCCCATAAACCCCTGGCATTTGTCGTTCTGCCTCTCAAACATCTTGTGAATCTCCCGACAGGCAACCGCTCTCTTGCAGCGTATCACCGTATCAAAAATCCTTCCCGAATTTGTACGCGCCGGCATCTTATCCACATCTGCCTTAAACATCTGGCAATCATGGCAATAATCCCGAACGTCAAGCATTATCATCCTTCCGCCTCCCTCTGCCTGTCCCAATCCTGCTTCCTGTAAACCATCAACCCAGCATGGCCAGGCAATATCCCAGGATCGCACACCATCCGCTTCCGTAGCTTCTTCAGCCGCCAGCAGAAGCTCAAATCCTCTGAAAGCCGCGGCAACGGCGTAAATGGCGAAATCCTGAACGCCGCCACCACCTCCGGCAGCATCCCGACCCGTATCACGCAGCACCCCATACCGCAGCCCTCGATCTCAAACAGCCCCCCGTTCTCCGGCCAGTCCTCATAGACCTCCGCCGATTCCTGCGCCCCCAGCACCTCGTCCTCATACCAGTCGATATGCCTGTAAATCACCGGCGACGTCGGCAGCCGCCGCTTGAAATAAATCCCCGTCACCAGGTCCGCGCCGCTCTGCTCGATGTCCTCCACCAGCCGGATCACCGTGTCCGGCTCCATCACAATGTCCGAATCCAGGAACACCAAATAGTCATACTTCCCGTTGATGGCCTCCAACGCGAACGCGTTGCGTGCATCGTACACCATAGAATTGCTTTTCACGTTCCAAGCGTACCTGTGCGCCCCATCGTACCGCAGCCCCAGCACGCTCGCAAAGAAGCTGGCATCCACCCTGTCCAGCGTCGGCACGCAGATCATGATATTGCTCATTCCCTTTTCACCGCCCCTTGTATCGCCTGTCGGTAATGTTGCCGTACCGATCGCAGTCGTACCATTCGCCATTCACACGGCAGCGATAGCCGCCGTACAGTTTCGGGTAGGGATGTCCCTCAATCACAGGTTCAAGCCTCAGTTCCACTTTTCCGCCTCCCTATGTTCCTTGCTCGGCTCCCCTGTCCAGCACCGCCAGCGTATCTTGTAATCCTCGGCGCTCGCGGTCACCCGGTCGATGAGCCCACTGCCGCGCACAACCACGAAATAGATCAGCACAACAACAGAGCCCAATTCGCGTGTGGTAATCAGTTCATCCATCACTATTCCCGCGATCACATCCGGCTTATCGCAATCCTCCAGCCACACGACGCTGCCATTCGGCAACGCCGCCACTTCTTCCAGCGGCATCACCCGCGGAACCGCCAGCCTTTCCAGCGCCTCTTCCAGCTTGCAAACGCAATCCGCCGTGGCCTGCGTCGAACCATACATCCGCTTGCCGTACAGCGTCATCCGCGCCCGCCCGGTTTCATCCCGGCATGTCATTCGCTCCATCGCCTTCACCCCTCAAATCCCTCCCGCACATCGGGCAATAGTTGATGTCGATATACGCCCCGCTGCCGAACCGGTCAAAGCACATCATGCATGGCGTCTCCCCTTCGTGCAGCCAAATCTCCCAGTCCTTGAAATCCGTCGGGCTCGCCGTGGGCTTGAACGCCACCAGCTTGCCGTGAATCGACCCTTCGGGATGGTATTGATAGGCGCTGTGGCAATAAGGGCACAGCTCCCGGTTCAAAAGTGTCGTCTTTACCTTCTCCGCCTTTTCAATAATCTCAGCAAACTTCTCCACCTTCCCGCCATACCAACCCGGCACCGGGCAAATCCCCAGGTATTCCACCAGCTGCTGGCCCTCGAACCAGTCCATCTCCCACATGATCCCGTCGTACTCGTATTGCCGGCAAAACTCGATCATATATTCCCATTCCTTATCCCGGGAATATTTTGCCCGCAGGCATACCAGAAAGCTGCTTGCATCGTTGTCAATTATGAATCGCCGCAGTTCATCCTCGGTCTTTTCCGCAAGCTCCACAAACCGCAGGACCGGGAAATTGAACTTCTCAATATTCATCCGTTATCCCTTCCTCGCCCTGTACTCTCCAAACGTCCTCACCGTCTTGAATATCGCCTTGTCGTTCACCCACCGCGCCAGTTGCCTCAACTCCACCGGCGGCTCCGCGTTCGTCGTGAAGTCCCTGTAGGGCTGGCAGAACGGCTCCGCCCCTGCCTCCCGCAGCGCGATACACCGCCGCTCGGCGCTATCCACGTCCTGTGCCAACACGTACACGAACACCCGGTAGGGCTTCACGCCGACCTTCCCCAGCCTGTCGATGGCCCCAAGCACCACGTCCAGCATCGCGTCCGTGTCCGCGCTCATGCGAATGAACCTTATCCATTTCAGCCTCGACAGGATTTCCGCCACATCATCATCAATCAGCCGCGCGTCCAGCCCTTGGTTGAAGTCCACCCGCACATCCTTCCCGATCATGTCCACCATCTGGGCGACGCCGTGCGACGACGCCAGCACATTGTTGTCCATGAACACGATGTCCCGGCTGTCAGGCCGCTTGACTTCCCGCCATGTCCGGTTGGGCCGGATCATCCCCTCCTTCTTCGGCACGATGCACCACGGACACCGCCGTATGCACCCCCGCGTCAGAAACCCGATGGCGTGTCTGCACTTCGGATAGATGCTGTAATCCGGGAACATGGCGTCGATCTCCGACGGCAGCTCGTCCAATATGCCGTACCCCGTACCCCCCCTCACGGTATTTTCAGGAAGGTACGGATTCTCCGGCGTGAACGTGAACACCTTGGACGAATACACCCGGTCATATTCCAGCATCGGCACCCACCACGAAACCTCATCGCCCCGCGCCTTGTGCCACGCGGACAGTTTCATCAGCGCCAAGTTCGGAAACCCAGTCCTGTCGCTGTCATGTAGTCCGATCTTCATTCGCGCCTCTAATCCAGCACCTTTCCGTAATACTTCAACTCTGCGGCCTTCCGCGCTGCCGCCGCTTCTTCAATCGTATGGTAGTATCCAACATATATCCTTTTCTTATTTACAAAAACACAGACTTCATATGTAATTCCGTTTTTATATTGTCTGGTGTATACTCCGCGTTCGCCTGTTTTGTTGTACCATTTGCGCCTGTTTATTGCTTGTACACTTCTGCTTACCCATCTACAATTTTCCGGGCTATATCCTTTTGAATTGTCGATTCTGTCAATGGTCAAACCGTCTTTGTAGCCATTCGCAAGTGCCCATTTTTCGAATCTTCGATACCCTTCTTTCCTGTCGCTCCATTCATCACAAATGTCAATGCCTCGTGCGCCGTAATCCTTGTAATTGATCTGGTTAGGATTGTTGCAACGGTTCTTCATGCCAGCAAATATGCTGTGCAATCTCTTGTTGCGGATCGTGGTCGGCTTCTCTGCGTTTTTGCGGGCTGCTTCACGTCGTGAACACGCCACGCACATTGTCACAGTTCCATTTCTCAACATGCTTCCAACCGCTATCCGTTCATTGCCGCATGTACATCTGCATCTCCATAATGCTGTTCCCTGTGAATTGTTCCCTGAATACTCAATAACAGTCAGTTTCCCGTACTGCTGTCCACTAATATCCTTGAACCGTTCCATATCCTCGCCCCCTTTTTCTTACGTAATAATTATATCACTATTACGCACTTTCTGTAATTATCCATATGTTAAAAGTTACGTAACTTGACAACACTTTGAATCTGTGCTATCATCTGCCCGAAGGGGGCGATACCATGAGCATTTCACCGGACAAGGTACGGGCAAACCTGGTGATTCTGAAAACGCTGAAAGCGGAACTGGAAGAACTCGCAAAGGCAGATGGCCGCAGTTTCAACAACTACATCATCAAGGTTTTGCAAGATCACGTCGATGCAAAGAAGGCCGGTAGCCGATAAACTACCGGCTTTTTCTATCAGCAATGAATCCCGGCAGCACGGCAGGCTTCAACCTGGCAATACTTCTCATACGGCTTCCAGTAACTTCCGCGATATTGCTCGTCAAGGTTTACAAACCAGTTGCGGGTCCCGGCTGCGTGAACCACAGCTGGGCGTAATGTCTCTCCCGTCACAAAACACTCGTTGTACCGCACTCCCAGCGCCAGCGCCTTGTCGCCGCCCTTCTTAGCGTTCAGCCAGTTCAGCGCGTCCTGGTCAATGTAGGGCACCTTGTTGGTATTCAGGAAGTGGATCAGTTCATCGTCCACCCCATCCTCTCGCATCTGTTTGAGATTGAACACGCAGACGCCCACGTTCCTGTAATCCTTCCCATACGGCTTCCATTTGCTCAAATGCTCCGGCACCGCCGCGAAATACTTCCCGCCCATGTCGATCTTCCAAATCGGCATCAGACTGTCATTCACAATGGTATCGACGTCCAGCTGGAGCACCCGGTCATATCCCGGAAACAGCTTCGTATAGCACACCCGCAACAGGCTCAAATACGTGAAATTGGTCTTGATATTCGGGCAATCCTCCCCGAACCACTCCTGCCCCGATACGTTCACCGTCCCCACATTCCCTGGCACCTCATAGGGCAGTTCGTCGTCCTCGATCAAACAAACCACCGCCGCCTCCGGGTTGTGCTTCAGCAGGCTCATGTAAGCCATCGGCAATACAGGATAGAGGTTCCTGCTCGCCGCGTACACCACGATCATCCGGTCATCCATGCTCATTCCTCCGTTTCGCACTCATTGCAGAAATCCAGTATATTAAGCTGACCAGGTATACCCCCCCCCGCGTATTTTTTGGCCATCCTTTCCGCCTTGTAGGCGTTGTACCGCTGCCGGAACCGGTAGCTGTCCCCGAAGATGTGCCACGCCGCCTTCACCACGTTCGGCTCATAGGGCTGTATCAGCTCCAGATCGTCCACCGCCTTGTAACTGATCGGGCACCCACAGCAGCCCGTCCGCGTCAGCCCGTACACCTCATAGGCGTCCGAATACCGAATCCCGTAGTATTCCTTGTACCACGCCTTGTCCTTGTCGCTGACGTAGTACAGCGGCCTCAGCCGCCACTGGCCGTCCCCGGTCTCACCGAAACACATGGCGCTGTTCGCCTCGCCCTGTCGCGGCACCGAGCGCATCCCGCCCTCGTCCCGGCGCTCGCCGGTGATGATCATCTCATAGTCCTTCTGGACCTTGTGGGCGATCTGCTTCTTGCAGTAGTCGCAGCACCTGGCGCTGATCTTGAACGCCGGCGGGTTCTCCTTCAGGAAATCCAGCATATACTTTGAACTGTTGATGACCAGTTGGATGTTCGGCCTCGGCTCCCCATCCCGGTTGCAGCAGCACAGGAAGTTGATAAGGCTCTCGCACTTCGGATAACGCTGACGCAGCTCCGCCCGCTTCACCGCTTTATCTTCGGCCTCGGCGTACTCATCCGCGATGCTCAACGGCACGCCCTTCCGCTGCCACTCCTCCAGCCCGCTGGACATGATCTTGCTCACAAACGGAATGCCATACCGCCGCGTCGCCAGCACGATGTTCACCTTCGGCCTGATCTCCTCGATCTCCACGCCGTATTTCTCCGCCGTCGCCCTCACATGGTCATTCGTGGCCTTCATCTCCAAGCCCGTGTTGAAGAACACGTACTTGACCGGCGGCAAGTCGAACAGCGCCCGCGCCCGCTCCACCACGTCGATCATGATGTCGCTGTCAGAGCCCCCGGAATAGCTGCATATCGCGTGGGGATGCTCCACCAGCCGCTTGGCGACAATGGACTGTATCGCCATGAACTTGTGCGGCGCGTCATAGTCCGCGTAGGGCGGCCGGTCCGTATACACCCGGCTGTGATATTCGTTCGATTGCCGCCGCTTCTGCCGTATGCAAGCCTCAACGCGGCCATCCGCCCCAATCATCATTTGCTCCTGCATGTTGTCCTCCGCTTCTCCTGCTGAAACTTCGCCGCCTTCCGATGTTCCGACGGCACATTCAGCACCGTAATCAAAATCCCGTCGTGAAAAACCCACACCTTATCGCCGAAAATGCGAATATTGTTCCCGTTGCCGTCATACAGTTCATATAGCCAACTGATGTACCGCCTCAGCGCCCCGGAGGCCTCCCGATATCCGATGCCCTCCGTAAGCGCCCTCTGAGCGTTCCGCTCCACGGCCCGCTTCGGCAGCCCCACCCGCTGCCGCGCCCGCTTCGCTCCATGCTTCGACACCTGCAACTCATGCCGCCTATCCACCGCCATCATCGTCCCCAGAAGCCTTCCCCCGATGGGGAAGGTGGCACGGCGAAGCCGTGACGGATGAGGTCCTCCCCTCACCTTCCGCCTCGCGCCTCTGCCCCGCATCCTCCGCCCACCTGCATATCTCCGGATACCGCACACACGGGCAGAAGTCCGCACACGCTGGGCACTCCCCGTTCACGCAAACCTCACTTAAATCATCCGACAGCCACTTACAGGTCATCCTCGATCACCACCCTTGCAATCGCCCGAATGCGCATCCCCATACCATCATCTTCCTTGCGCATCGTCACGACCGCCCCTGGCAGATCGTCAAGCGCCTTGACCAGAAGCCTCTTCAAATCCTGGTTCACTCGCTGCTCGATCATCTCCTTCGGCATGCGGGCCAGCATGGTATCGTCCACGACCCGCTCGCCCATCACAGTCTCCACCTTCTTCAGCGGGCACCAGGATTGCCGCCTCTGCATATATTTGACCAGGCGTTCTCCCTCGGTCGCCACGCAATAGCCGCCCAGGTTGAACCGGCATACTTCGCACTTCTGCGGCATTTTTATGCCCTTCACGGCGATCATGGCTTCTCACACCTCTCGAACTCGATCACCCAGACCCATGGGTTGGCCGCCCAGCCATACTTCGCCAGAACGTCCTTCCTCAAGGTGCTGTCCCACAGCGTTCCGAACAATGGCGCTATACCAACAACCCTGACAGCCTCCGGATCAAACCCGCCGTCGTTCGCGCAATCCTCCGGCGTCATATCCTGCAACCGCTCGGCCCGCACATCCTTCACCTTCAGGAAAATCCGCGCCGCCTCGCGCGGCATGTGGATGGATGGACGCCATGTAATATACATCCCATCCAATCGCAAGGGATCATCATCCTCATAATCGGCTCTGTACTCATAGCGATATTCCCCAAAGTCGGATAAGCGTTGCCACGTCTCCCGCACCCAAAGCACATCCCCCGGATGAATCTTGCTGAAATTCTCCAGCGCGTAAAACTGGCCGTCCTCGCTGTCCATCAAAAAGCCTCGACCTTCGTCCTCTTCAAAATAAGGCTCATAGAGCGGAAGCCCCTTGATGATCCGCCGCGTATGCCTCTTTCGCCCATCCAGGATTGCCCGCACCATCGCGGTATTGAACAGAATCGGTTTCTCCGCCATCTCACTTCTCCATTTCCGCCCGCAGGCTGTCCTTGATGGTGTAATCCAGTCCCAACCGCCGGCAAAGCGCCTCCGCCTCATGTCCGAACTGCTTCCAGTTGATGCTCGACGGGTGATAGTTCAGCTTCCCGATCTTCACCTTGTCCACACCGATCTGCGCCACGCTCTTTATATCCCTCAGCACGCTCTCGGCATCGACCACCGGCTCAAAGGACACCCACGTCCTGATGCCCCTGTCATGCGCGTGCATAAGGTCAATAAACCGATGGTGCGTCCCGACCCCCGGATGCTCGATCTGCCCGTCCAGTGTCACGCCATACCAGTCCCCGCCGTCCAGCAGATCAAAGTCCCGGCTCCCGGTCCCCTTGGTCAATATCTGCACATGGTTCCCATACGCCTTCAGCAGCTTGATGATCTCCCTGGTCGACGTGGTGTCGTACCCCGTTGGATAGGGGTCGCAGGTGAAGCACAGATGGATCAGCTTCCCGGTAATCCCTTCCCGCTCCAACTGCCTGCACGTCTCATCCTCGATGTTCTCTCGTGGCCTCACATCGCTGTGAAATTTCTCCCGGTCCCGCCGCAGCACGCACGGCGCGAAGCAGTAAAAGCACCGGTGCGGACACCCCGTGTAGATGTTCAGCGCCAGATCCCCGTACTCTTTCGCCGCACCTCTCGGTTCGTAAATCGGCTTCATCCCCTCATCCCTCCACCAAATGCCTGAAATCCTGCCACTTGATCTTCACGATCACCCGCTCGCCGCGCCGGTCCCGCAGTTCCACCGCGGGCCTGCACACAATGCCCTCCATCTCGCAGGTGCCCATCGTGCTCTTCGGATGGCCCTTCACATATTCCACAGCCTCCGCAAGTGTCCCGCGCCCCACGACGGGCACCGCCTTCACGCCGAAGGTTCTGGCCGTCTGCTCCACCCATTCCCGGGCCTGGTAGTTGTCGCCGATGCAGACGTCGAACAGTATGAAGTCCACCCCGTCCGGGATGTAGGCCCCGCCATTCTGAATCTTCGCGCCGTACCCTTCGCCGAATAGAATCACCTCTTTGTCCCCAAAGGTCTGCTCGAACATCTGGGCGTTCTCTTCGCCGCCAAACAGCGCATTCAGCCGATTCACCAGCGGCGCGGGAATCTGCGCCCGCTCGGTCCGTCCGCCGAAGGTCACGCTATGCCCGTCCCAGTACACCCGGATGTTGGTCCCGTCCACCTTCTCGGTCCACTCCCACGGGCAATCCTTCAGGTATTCAACCGTCTCGCTGCGAAACTGCCCCTCGATCAGCTTCTTCGTGCCCTCGATGTCCCGCGCATAGATGGTCTCGATCTTCTCATAGGTTTTCATGCCTCTATCCCTCCCATATCCTCGGCGTTCCGTCAGGGTTGACCAGCAGGGTCAGGTTCCCACGGTTATATGAATTGTCTGATACCCAGTACATCACGCCGGTTGATTTATCCACCAATACCCGCCCACTCGATTCTTCGCTGACAACCATAAACATCTGATTGTCGATCTCCGCCTCCGCAATCTTCTGCGAATCGACCTTCCCCATCGTGCTGCACCCTGCCAGCGCCAGCACGGCCAGCAACATGGCGGTGATTGCTATGCGCTTCATGCCCGTCTCCCCTCCTGTTCTCTCCGCCACAAATACATCATCCCGGCTATCCCCTGCTGCAAAATCGGCTCCTTCTCATGCTTGCGAATCCACTCCACCGGAATCGCCTCCACTACCTCCGGCGCAAACCCCGCGCAGCACTTCTCAAAGAACTCCCCCACGGTCATCTTCATCTCAACCACCGCCCCGCCGTGGGTCTCGTCCACCACCGGCACGAACATCTCCCCGTCAAGGTCCACCACTCTCATGCTCTCTTCACCATCCTATACCTCGCATACGCCGTCCTCTCCCCGTACCGGTTGACCCCCGTCTCCCGCTCGGTGGAGATCACATGCCCCTGCTTCTTCAAATCCCAAATCCGCGCCCCCAGCCGCATGATGCCATATTCGGCCAGCGCCTCATGGGGCGTGATGCTCCCGTAATCCTGAAGGTGCCGCAGCACCCGGTCCGTCTGCGTCATGCCCATGCTATTCCTCCCGATGCAGCGACTTCTCCGCATCGAAGCCCTCCGGATACCGCCGGCGCAGCTTCTCCACGTTGTGCCGGGCCACTTCCTCCAGCGTCACGCCACGTGCTGCCGCCGTCTCGGCCACATACCACAGCACGTCCCCCAACTCGTCGGTCAAGGCATCATCAATCGGCCTTGCATCTTGGAAATAACATTTCTTTACCAGATCCGCGCACTCCCCGGCCTCCCCGGCCAGCCCCAACACACCATTGAGTAAATGCCCTTTGATATCCAGTGCCCGATTGCTCGTCCGCTGTGCCAACTCCTGATACTCATTCAGCGTCATTCCCATCCCCCTGCCCTTCAAGTCGCGCGATCTCAAAGTCTATGTACTGTCGCGCCTTCTTCAAGTCCTCCACTTCCTTCAGCGGGTCCTTGCGCCCCGCCCTTGCGATGTACTTGATGGCGTTGCCCTTATTGAACCCCTCGCCGAAGCCCCACGCCTCGATGGCGTCGATCACCTCAATCCCGCCCATCTGATAGTGGTCAGGATGCGCCACGCTGTTACCCATTTTCTTCCTCCTTTTTGCATTGTCATGGGGACGGTTCTACCGACACTGACCATTACCGCTCCCTCAAAACAAGTTCCTTCCCGTCGATTTTCACGATGTCGTACACCGCGCTCACCGTCTCCAGGCTGATCGGCCCGTTCACGCAGGCGTGAATGATCTTCTCCCTGGGCGTCGTCACACCGTGGGCGAACAGCGCAACCTCCGCAAGCGCCAGCACCACGAACACAATCGCCAATATCTTTCGCTTTTTCCTGGCTGCCCATATGGTCCACAGCACAAACGTCACGCAGCCAAGCAGCCCGATCACCATGCATGTCTTCGCATCCCCGGCCACCACCATCTTCGCGTTCATCTGAATCAGCTCCCCCACCACCGTTCCCATCGCCTCATTCATCCGTACATCCCTCCGTTCTCCTCGTTCTCCCTAAAACCCAAAACCTAAAACCTAAAACCTATTCCTTCTCCTCAATCCGCTCCTCCAGCGGCCCCGCATCAAACCGGATCACCAACCCCATCCGCCGGTACACCTCGTCCACCGCCTCGTCGCTGGTCAGCGCCATGACCACCTTCTCGTCCACGGCGTTCAGCACGTCCTTGCACCGCTTGGTCCCGAACCCGTGCAGCTCGTTCAGCGCCAGGCAGATCGCCGCGTAGCAGGTCTTCATCGTGTTCTCGATCCCCGCCTGCACGCCCTGGGCGTAGCTATTTTCCTCCGCCCGCTTCACGTCCTCCAGCGTTATGCCGTTCTTCTGAATCCGCTGAAACGCCGCGTTGTCGGCCATCCGCTGGGCCCGCACCTCCGGCGGCAACTGCCAGAACCGCTCAACATCCGCCATGCGCTCGGCACGGTCCCGTTCCCGCTCCCCGTACCGCCGCGCCTCGCGCCCCGACAATACCCGCGTCTTCTGCCTGAATTTCACCTTGCCCATACTCGTAATTCCTCCGTATTCTCTCCAAAAGCCTTCCCCTTTGGGGAAGGTGGCCCCGGCTTCGCCGGGGTCGGATGAGGTCCCCTCACACCCCGCTTCGCGCCTCTGCCTCGTCAGTCCGCTTATCTATTCTTTGCTTTCCTCCCGCACCCGTGCTTCTCCGGGCAATACCCCAGCACCTCGCACTTGGGCTTGAACTGCGTGCGCACGATCCATTCCCACTCCTCGGAATAATCCGCCAGCGCCTTCTTCAAATCCCCGAACATCTCCCGGAACTCCCAATAGGCCCGAACGCACTCCCGCGTGTGGCTCATGTCCACCAGATTGCGTAGGTTCCGCTTGTCCACCACCCGCGTGGTCATCCCCAGCGGTAGCAACATGGCCGCGTCCTCGCGGGGAATGCCAAACCCTTCAAGCCGTTCCGCCGTTCGCCCAATGTCCCGCATCACATCGTTGTAATCTTCGAGTGCATCCGGGTTGTTGGCAATGCTGGCAGGAATCACATATTCAAACTCATGGTAGTCGATATACCGCGTGGAAGATTGCAGCCGCGCCGGCAGGCACCCGATGTGCGTATACCATTCCCGCATCACCCTGGCGCTGTATCCGTCCAGCACCATCTCCACGTTCACGAACTCCATCACCCGGCCGTGCCCGCTCTCGATGCAATCCAGCCCTCGCCGGTAATTCCTGGAAGTGTCCGCCGTGTCCGCACCCCAGCACACCCCGGCCATCTCGCCCATCTTGGTGATCGGCTCCCGCGTCGTCCCCGGCAGGATTATCACATTTCCCATTCCTCATTCCTCATTTCTCATTCCTCATTTGGGCAGCCAGTTTCTTCTTCAACCGATACTTCTCCTCGCTCTCCCTGCGCATCTTCCGGCACCGATCGCACCGCTTCTTCCCGGGCTCCACCTTCCTTCCGCAGTCGATGCAGAGCCCCTTGTCCACCCGCGCCTGCCGCCTGGCGTACTTCTTCGCGTGATCCGGGTCGTTGCGCTTTTCCCGGTCCTTCAGCGCCTTCAAACACGGCTTGCACATCGTCTTTCCGGCCTCGGCCCAGCGCTTCCCGCACTCCTGGCACTTGCCCTCAACCTTCCAGGCCAGTCGCTTCGCCTTCGCCGCTTCCGACCGCCGCGCCCGCGCACCTTCCGGCACACCTCGCAGGTCACAAACCCGTCGTCCTTCAACTCCCGCCCGCAGGAATGGCACCGCCCCTCGGCCTTCCACCGCTCCCTTCGCTTCCGCGAAGTCTCCCTCACCTGCTCGGCACACACCGCGCATGTGCACTTCCCCGGCTCCACCTTCCGCAGCCCATTGCACCGCGGGCAATTCCCGTTGCGCAGAAAATAAGCGTAATTCGCCCTGTCGTTCCTCATTTTCCCGTCGCCCCGGTTCTGACCGGCAGCACCATATACGTCACATCCCCGCCGCCGACCGCCGTCACGGTGCACGGCGCGATGGCCCCGTTCATGTTCATCACGATCTGGTCGCTGTCCGCGTTCTTCAGCATGTCCGCCAGATACTTCACGTTGAACGCGATGTCCAGCTCCACGCCCTCGGTCTCCACGTCCACCGCCTCGTGTACGTCGCCGACCTCGCTCTTCGCCTCCACGGCCATCTCGTCCCCGTGAATCCGCAGCACCAGCAGGTTGTTGTGCCCCTGGCGTGCGATCAGCGCCGCCCGGTCCACCGCCCTGCGCAGCTTCGCCGTCTCCAGCGTCACCCGCGTCTGGGCGCTCTTGGGCATAATTGCCTGCCAGTTGATATACTCGCCCTTGATCAGCGTGGCGTAGAAGTCCGTCCCGTCCACCGTGGCCCGCAGCTTCCCGCCGCCGATGTCCACCGCGATGATCTCATCCTCGCCGCCTTCTGAAAGCAGCTTCCCCAGGTCCGTCAGCGCCTTGCCGGGAACCACCGCCTCAAAATCCTCCTCGACGTTGGTCACGCCCTCGCACACCGACATCCGGAAGCCGTCCAGGCCCACCATGAACGCCTGACCCTTTTTGAATTGCAGCGCCGCGCCGGTCAACACCTCCCGGGTGTCCTCCACCGCCACGCAGAACGCCGTCTTGTCGATCATCCGCCGCAGCATCCCCCTGGGCATCCTCACCTCGTGCTCCCCGGTCACCTCCGGCAGCGCCGGAAACAAATCCGCGTCCTGCCCCGCCAGGTTCGTCCGGCTCCCGCCGCCCCGTACCGTGAAGGCGAACCGCGCGTTCATCGCCACGGTCACGTCCCCGTTCACCAGCCCGCGCACCACCTCGGTCAGCAGTTTGCCAGGGGCCACCCCCGCACCGCCCTCCTCAACCGTCGCCGGCACCGTGGTTACGATGGTGGTTCGCTCGTCCGAGGCCGTCAGCCGCACGCCGCTCTCCAGCGCCTCGATCTTCACGCCCTCCAGAACCTGGTTCACCGTCCGGTTCGGCAAGGCCCCGCCGACCCGCCGCAGCCCCTCAGAAAGTTCCATCCCGCTGCAAACAAATTTCATGCCGTCAAATCCTCCTTTGTTCCACCTCGACGATCTTCCTCTTGCAATATGGGCACCGCTTGAAATCAAAATTGAAGTACAGTATCGCCTGGCACTTTTCGCACTTCAGTTCCCTGAAAGCGCTGTCCCACACCAGCCGGGTCTTTCCCACCGCGATTTGCCGCACGCTTCCCATCTCCTCTGTCGTATTTCCTGCTGTTCGCCTTCAGCGCCGCCCGAAACGCCTCACACCCATAAATGGTGTTGATGCACTTCACATGCGGGCAATTCAGGCACACGTCGCAAACCTCTTGCTGATAAATCGCCGCGTTCAGCGTCATCTCCCCGGTAATGATCCCGTTCATACGCCCTCACCGCCGCCCCTTGTAGCGGCGGCGCCTGCGCCGCCATCGTCGTCGCGCTTGCCGTACACCGCCCCGCACGTATGCGTGCAGTACGTCTCAAACAGCATCTCCACGCCCGCCGCGGCCTTTTCCCGGTCCTGCTGCACTTCCTTATACAGCGCCTTGATGTCCCGCTTCATGGCCCTGTTCATCCGGCGCACCGCCGTGAACCTGCCCTTCACGTTTCCCTGCCGCAGCGCCGGCATGGCCAAATTGCAGCACATCCGGTATTCCTCCGGCGTCAGGGCGAACTTCTCCATCACGTCCTCAACGGTATCGCTCTTCTGATGAATCTCCACCAGATAGTCGATGACCGCCACAATATCCCGCTGATCCTTCAATCCCAACAGTTGCATGTAATTCCTCCATGTCTATGGTGGTCAATGGAATCGTCGAAACCGGCCAATCCCTAAAACCTAACCCCTAAAACCTAAAACCTTGTCTCACCGCTGTCCAACCTGCCGCCTGGCCCCGCTTCTCCGGCAGTTCTTCGCCAGCCGTTCCTTGTTCAGATCGTCGGCCTCCGTCCAGTCCCGAAGCGCGTCCCGCTCTGCGTGTACCTCAGCCAACCAATCCGAATAATCCTTGCATTGCGGCCCGTGGCAATTCGGCGCCACCGACCGCCGCCCGCACCCGTTGCATGGGCTGTCCTTCATGTCCGTCGCCTCCGTAGCGGCGACTATCAGTCGCCACCGCTCCGCCTGCACCGTGTCAAAACTTCCGCCTGGCATACTCCGCCATCAGCAGCGCCTCCGCCATCCCGTCCGAATCCTTCTTGCACTTCTCCGTGGGCCGCAAATCCACCCCCGGAAACAGCCGCTTGCAGACCTCGATGGACGCCGCTTTGTCCTTTCCGATCAGCGAAAATTCCTTCTTCCACGTCCCCGGCGGCACCAGCTGCACCCCGATCCCCAGTGCCGCCAGCACGCCCAGTATGTAGCCAAACCCCTGCCCGAATGTGAACATGCTCGTCACGCCCTGCCCCGGATGCGCCCCGACCTTCTCCACGCAGGCGACGCACTTCTCAGGGAATTCCTGCGCCAACGCCGCCACACCGCGCATCTCCTCGATGAACAGCCTGTCGTCCCAGGCGTACACCCGCACATCATCCTCGCGCTCGGGCACGATTCTGATGATCGCATATCCGCCCTTCTTCCCCGGATCAACCCCCACATAGATCATGCTATAACATCCTCCCGGCCCAGCGAATCAACTCGCCAAGTTTTTCCTTCCCGCTCTCACGCTGCGCCACCCACAGCGCCGCTACGACCTGGGCCGCGGTGAACGATCTTCGGACCTTCCACCGCCAGCCCTCCTTCCCAAAGGCCACCCGAATGATCTCCGCCGCCTCAAAGGCCGTAAGAATGGTCTCCCTCTTGTCGTCGATCTCTCTCCCCAAAGCCTTCCCCTCTGGGGAAGGTGGATTTCCGGGAAAATGCTTGCATTGTTCCCGGAAAGACGGATGAGGTCCTTGAGCCGTGGGGTACTTTCCCCTCGCTGTATGAGGTCCCCCGTCCCCATTCCTCACTTCTCCACCAGCTTCCACTTGCTGCACGGGCTGTAATCCCCGGCCTGCCGCCGCTTCCGGTCATGCACCACCACGCACACCTCTCTGTGATCACAGTTCACGCAGTTCTTCATCCGCTCAACCTCTGCGGCGCTCAGGCACCCGACGCCAAGCCCCGCCTCCTGCGCCGCATACCCCAGTTCCACAATCGTCCGCTTCATCCGCTCCATGCCCGTCTCAAAGTCCTTCATGTCGCACCTCCGCCATTCCTGTTCCCTGTTCCCTGTTCCCTCTTTTTACGAAATCCTCATCTGCTCCCCGTCCACTTCATCTCCGTCGTTCTCCCCGATGAAGTCAAACAGCGTCGGCGCACCGGCCTGATCGTCCGCCTGCTGCAAATACCCCAGCCCGTCCCGGAAGTAATCGCTGTTCAGCTCGACCCCGACGCCAAACCGCCCCAGCGCCACGGCCCGCGTCGGCACCGTCATAATTCCCCCGAACGGGTCCAGCACCACGTCCCCCGGATTGGAATACCGGTTGATGAGCCGGTCCACGATGTCGATTTGCAACGGGCAATTCTTCACGATGCAGCCCTCTGCGGTGAAACTCGCGTCGTCCGCCACCTGGATGCTGTACACGCGCCGCAGGCCCATCGGCACGCTAACCTTGACCTTCTTCCACGCACCGTCCGCCAGAATCTCACTCTCGCTGTGATGACCGGATTCCCGCCAGCTCATCACCCACTCCTGCTTGCAATCCACCTCGCGGCCCTCAATCATCCGCTTCCCGGCCGCCTTCCCGGCAAACACAGAAGCCACGACGCCCCGCGCCCTCTGCGCCACCATGGCCATGCCCAGCAGCAGCGCCCTTGATACCGATGTCGCCATCGTCGCGTTGCCCGCCTTGCAGCCGTCGCCGGACAGATAACCCGAGAGCAGCGCTTCCGCATGGTCCGCGTCCAGACAAATGCCCTTGATGGGCACCTGCTTGTTTGCCGCACCCCTGCCGCACTTCTCCAGCATCCGCTTCACGCGCTCCGGCAGCCCCTTCAGGCGATATTGCAGGCAGCTTCCGCGATCCGCAAAGGTCCCGATGTAGTCCAGACCGGCCATCTCTTCAAACGCCCCGCGCTTTTCCTTCCCCACGGAGATGAAGAAGTCGCCCCGCGTTCCCACATGGCCGTCCGCCAGGTATCGTCCGACCAGCCACCATTCGCCCAGGGTCAAATCCGTCGCCTCGATCTCCGGCAGCTTCAGGTTGACAAAATGCCCAACGGTATCCTTGGCTTCCATCCAATCCGGCTGTGCCTTGCGCATGCCGTCCTTTGGCCTCGACGGATACCCCGCCACAGAGCGCGTCCAGAGCTTGTGATCCGGCGTGGTAATCAGGTTCGGCACGCCCGTGGCCCTGGTCATCACCGTGTCCTTCATGCCCGTGTATGCCCTGGCAATCACCGGCTTCCAGTTGCCCGTGTGCGTCAGCACCACGTCGCCGATCTCCACCGTCTCGATGGGCTTGTAGCCGTTCCGGGTCAGCACCAGCGTCCCTTCCGCCAGACACACGTGCAGCATCCGCTTCTTCAGCTTCTGCGACGTGTTGAAGGTCTTCATCCGGTTCACGTCGTCCCACACGTCCGTGGTCCAGCTCCCCGGCGCCACCACCATGAACGTGGCGGGCAGCCGCCCCTCCTTGTCCATCTGCTTCGCCAGCGCCACGTGATCTTCGTAGGAATACACGCTTCCCCGGCTGAACCTGCGATACACTTTCTGCATCTGACTGGTCGGTATGGAATACAGCTCCTCCTTCGTCACCAGCCGGTCGCCGCTGCTCCTCCAATAGGCGTGGGCGTCGATCTGCCACTGCGCCCGGGTGTACTCCTCCTTGGTCTTGACCACCGGCTCGTCGGCATAGGCTTTGCTGGTGTCCGTAGGCAATTTGCGGAAAAGCAAGATGTATTCCGGGCACCCAACGCCCATCTTGCTGCCGTCCTTGCACTGCTCGCTCCACCCCAGCCGGTAGGTCTGGTTGTTCTCCCGCACCACGTCCGTGACCACGGTAATCATGCCGAAATACTGGAAGCCGTGCTTCATCGTGTGCTGGATCGTCAGTGCGTGAAACGGCTCCATCGTCGGCATTCCGGTCCCGGTGGCGTTGCCGAACAACACCCGGTCCTTCACGTGGCAGGCGTACACCCGCCCCGGCTTCAATACCCTCAGCAGGTTCGGCGTCAGGAAATCCATCTGCCTGAAGAAGTCCTCGTCGTCCTGGTTCATGCCGAAGTCGTTGTAATTGTTGCTGTACTGGTAGTGGTTTCCGAAGGGGATGCTCGTCACGATCTCATCCACGCTGTTCTCGTCCATCCGCGCCAACTCGTCCACACAGTCGTTGTTGATGGCCCGGTAGTGCTTCCCGTTGACCTCCACCCGCTTCACTCCCATCGTATTTCTCAATTCGTCAAACCGCTTCACGTTCACAAGCCCATACTTCCGAACGATCTCGGTCATCTTTCTCATCATCTCGTCGTGCCGCTGCCACTTCTCCATCAGCGCCTTTTTGATCTCTTCCTCGCTCTCGGTGTAAATGATGTCGATAATCACCTTCTCCGTTTGCAGGAACCGATATATCCTGTGAATCGCCTGTATGAAGTCGTTGAACTCATAGTCGATGCCCAGGAAGATCGCCCTGTGACAGTACCTCTGGAAGTTGCAGCCCTGTCCGGAAATGCTCTTCTTCGTCGCCAGCAGCCGAATCTTCCCGTCCGAGAAGTCGATCACCCGCTGCTCCCGCACGTCGTACTCCTGCGAACCGTACACCTCCACCGCTTCCGGAATCGCCTTCTTGATGGCGTGCCGCTCGGCCTCCAGGTCGTGCCAGAGTATGAAGTGCGCCTCCGGGTCGCTTTCGACGATGCTGGCCATTTTGGCAACCCGGTCGTCGATGGAATCCCGCTTCTCCTTCGCCGCGTCCTGCAAGCTGAAAGCCGCGTCCCGGATCAGCTTCATCTGCCCGTGCTTGTCCGCCCCTGCTGTGGTGTTATCCACCGCCAGCCGGTGCCAGCGAATCTCCATCTCGGGAAGGTCATACCCCGTATCGTCATACCCCAGATCGGAGGGCTTCTCGATGAACAGCGCCCAGGACGACATCCACAGCCAGAAGTCCTTTTCCCGGTGCGGATACAGCGTCAGCTTGTTCGCCTTGGTGGAATCCCGCTGAAACCACTTCGTCAGGCAGGAACCCGTATCCATGATCTCCAGATACCCGGAATAGTGAATCAGCTCCTTGTACCGGTTCGGCGAAGGCGTGGCCGTGCAGACCAGTTTGTAGGGAATCCCTTTGAGAATGGTCAAAAACTGCTGATAGGTCTTTGAGCCGTAGCTCCGCAAACAGCTCGCTTCGTCCAGACTCACCGCCCCGAACTGCTTCGGGTTGATGTCTCCATCCCGCACCCGCTCGTAGTTGGTCAGCACAATCGGCGCGTCCGTCGCCGCCGCCTCCGCGTCCGTCCGCACATAGGGCGGCGGAGCCTCCCAGCCCAGCAGGCGCACGGCGTCCAGTTGAAACTCCTGCTTCACCCCCAGCGGGCACACGATCAGCACCCGCACGCCCGTCCGCTCGTGCAGCAGCCGCGCCCATTCCAACTGCTGCCCCGTCTTTCCAAGCCCAAAGCGTTCAAACAGCGCCCGCCTGCCGCCCTTCAGCCCCCACAGCACCGCGTCCCGCTGGTGGGGCTTCAGCGCCGGATTCACCGCCTCTGGCTCCACCACAATGCCGGTCTCCTCGGCAATGTCGATTTTCCCCTTCAAAAACTCCTCGTAAGTCATACCCTATTCCTCTCACATTATTCCAAAAGCCTTCCCCCGTTGCCCTAAAGGACTTGCTTCGCTTCGGGGAAGGTGGCAGCCGCTTCGCGGCTGACGGATGAGGTCCTCCCCTCACGTCCCGCTTCGCGCCTCTGCCCTGAACCCGACCATCTGCTTTTCTTCATTCGACCAGTCCAGCGCCTGCCCGCAATACACGCAATACTTACACATGATGCGCACCTTCCTGTCGCCCCACTTCTCCGTCCTGTCCACCACATTCCCGCAGCTCGGGCAGGTGCAACACTCCCGCAGCGTCGCCTTATGCTCCACCTTCCTGGGAACCCGATACTGTAACTCCCGCTCAACGTCCATGTCCGTCCTCCCGGCATTCCCTATCGCCTATTCGCGCATAATTTCGTTATACCGCATCACCGACGGGTCAAACATCACGTTCACCGTCCCGATGCTCCCGTTTCTCTGCTTCGCCACGCAGATGCTGATATACACGCTCCCGCCCTCCTGCATGGCGTAGAACCCTGCAACATCCTTCGGGTTGATGCTCTTATCCTCATGGCTCTCCGGCCGGTGCAGGAATATGATCCCGTCCGCGTCCGCCTCCACCGCCCCGCCCTGGGCCAGCTCCGCCATCGTGGGCATGCGCCCCTGGGCCGCACGGTTCACCTGGCACAGCGCCACCACAGGTATGTTCACCGCCATGGCCAGCCGCTTCAATTCCCTCGATATGTAGGAAACCTTCAGCCAGTTTTCCTTAAACTCCCGCTTGGTACCCATGATGCCGATGTAGTCCACCACCAGCAGGTCGATGCCCCCATGCCGCGCCCGATCCCTGACGGTATCGAACACGCCCTCCACGGTGATCGGCTCCGGATTGGCCGGGTCGTTGAATATGAACTCAAAGGGCATGCCCTGCATCTCGGCCATCGCGTTTTGCAGCAGCTCCCAGTCCTCCGGCATGATCTCCGCCTTCCTCAGCCGCTCGCCGCTGACCCACGCGCCCCGCGAAAGCGTCCTCTGGCCCAGTCCTTCCTTGCCCATCTCGCAGGATACGAACCCGACCCGGAACCCCTCCTTCGCCGCGTTCATGGCGATGTTCAGCCCGAATGCCGTCTTGCCGACGCTGGGCCGCGCCGCCACCACCGTCATCTCCCCGCCGAACAGCCCGCCGATGATCCCGTCCACCGATTTGATGCCCGTGGGCAGCGCCTTGATCTCGCCCCGCGTGCGCTTGTCCAGGTAGTCGTAGGTGTCGATGTTCACCTCGTCCAGCGGCACCCACTTCAGCTTCCCCCCGGTCTCGATCCCGTCCGCGAGGTCCCGCACCCTATCCAGCACGTCCCCCACGTCGCTCGTGGGGTCCCGCAGCCCCTTCGCCAGCGCCTCCGCCGCCTGTATGGCGGCCCGCCGCTTCGACAGCGCCTTCAGGATGCGGATGTGATCGCCGATGGCCTCATGCTTGCCGGTCTTGTAGCCGTCGAACTGGGTCAGCGCGATCATCTTCAGCCGCAGGTTGTCCGCCGCGTCCGGAAACATCCGGGTAAACGCCGCGTCCACGCTGATCATGTCGATCTTCCCGCCGTTCTCCGCGACCTCGACCATCGCTTCAAACAGCCGCCGGTGGTCCAGGTCCGCAAAGTCCCCGGGCTTCAGCTCCGCCAGCACCTCTTCCTGAACCTTCGCCGCCTTGGTCAGCGTCAGCAGCAGCACATTTTCCTCGGCGGGCATCGAAGCAAACCGCTTCCCCTCCGCCGCCGCCTGCAACTGCCCCTCGACGTACCCCAGTTCAGCGCTCTCCGCCACCAGCAATCACCTCCCTTCGGAAAAATGAGGAATGAGGAATGAAGTTACCCGCTTCCGCATTTCCAAAAGCTTCCCCACCGCAGTGGGGAAGTGGCCCGGCCTCTGGCCGGGTCGATAGGGCACCTCCCCCCACGCCCCGCCTCGCGCCTATCCCCCATCAGAACGGTCACGATCTTCTCAAAACGCTACCGTGTATGAACCTTCTGCCATCCTTCACTGCTTCACTGGCATATCCTTTGCTTCTACCCAAATATCTGCTTGCAGCAGACAGCGATGGAAACTTGATCTCGCTACCATCTTCAGCAATCAGGACACACGGCTTCATCCCTGTATACAATCCATCTTCAAATCCCTTTTGAATGTTCTCTTTCAGCGTAATCCATTCAAGATTATCGGCTCGATTGTTTTCAGGATTACCGTCAATGTGATTCACAGTCATCCCGTCCTCATATCCTTCGCACCACGACATGGCAATCAGCCTTGACACCAAGTGCGTCTTTTCCTTCCCGTCCTTCCAAAGACAAACCCTTGCGTCTGTTTTCCCTGTTGATCTCGCCTGATGCTTCTGCTTGATGATTCGCTGTTTCCAGTGTCTCACACTGTACCGGGAATTGGATGTGATCTTGCCATCTGCCGACCTGATTCTCCCATCTGTTGACGCCTCATAGATGCCCTCATAGCCGGGAATGTCTCTCCATTGTTCCATGTGGCATCACCGTTTTAGAAAGGGAGACCAGAATCATCTACTTCGACAAACCCATCATCGGAACCGCCGCCGCTCTGCGCAGCCGCCCTCTGTATCGGCCGCCTCACATCCTCGGCGTTGATCTCAGTCACATACCGCTTGGTCCCGTCCTGGGCCTCATAGCTCCGGGTCTGAATCTCCCCGTCCACCACCACCAGATCGCCCTTGTGCATGTACTGCCGCACGAACTCCGCGGTATTGCGCCAGGCCACCACGCTGATGAAGTCGGCCACCTTCTGCCCCGTGTTCTTGTCCTTGAACCTCCGCTGCACCCCCACCCGGAAATTCACCCGCGAAATCCCGCTCTGGGTCGTCGCAAATTCCGGCTCGTTGCACAGGTTCCCGATAATCGTCGCATGGTTGTATGCGTTGCTCATACCCTCATTCATCCTCCGTCTCTCATAATGAATCTCCTCTCGTATGTCCCTCTGCGAACCTGTAAATCCCGCTTACATGTTGCTATCTCGCTGCCTTTGCTGCCCTGTCATACATCACGATGCTCCCCGCCGTCGCCACGTTCATGCAGTAATCCCCGATCAACTGCACCGTGTTCTGGCAACGGCAAAGCACACTCTCCGGCAGCCCGTGGTCCTTCGCGCCCAGCAGGTACACGCACCGCTCCGGATGCTCGAACCGCTCCAGCGGCACGGCGTTGTCCGCCAGTTCCACCGCGATCACCGGGCAATTCCACGGCAGATGCCTGAAAAAGTCATCGTAGTCCGCGTAGTTATACAGCGGTATGTGCCGCGGAGCCTTCATCGTGTCGCTGCACTGGTGCCTGTACCGCCGCCCGATGGTGAATATGAAATCCGCCCCCAGAATCGCCGCCGACCGCCACAGCGTCCCAACGTTCGCCTCCGTCTTCCCGTGGAATATCCCGATCCCAAAGTACCCCCGCTTCCCATCCATGTAATCCCTTCTCTCCGTATGTCCTCCAAAAGCCTTCCCCTATGGGGAAGGTGGCCCGCAAAGCGGGGCGGACGAGGTCCCCAACGCCCCGCCTCGCGCCTATCCCCTGTCCTTACGCCTTCATCCCCATCTGCTCCGCCATCGCGTCCACCGCCGCGTCCACATCCTGCGCCGGCGCTTCGTCCTGTCCATTGTCCTCCGCCGCCACGAACTCGATCTCCAGCGCGTCCTCCGGGTCCACCGCATTGGGGTTGTAGTTCGCCACGGCCCCGTCGCCGGTGGTCGCCATCACCTGCTCGATGCTCACCGGCAGCCACTTGAATACGGTTCTGAAAACAGTTTTCAGGGCCATGCTCTCATAGTCCGTAACCCACGGACCGCTGGTTGCCGCCTTGCTGCGCTTGCGATGCTTGTCGATCTCAAATTTCTGCATATACTTGATGACCGGCGCGGCGTCCTTGTCCTTGAACCTGACCACCACATACGCGCCAAGCATCGCTCCAGGATCGCCGGAGAGGAAAGGCTTATGCGTCAATTTGGGCTCCAACCCGTATTCAATGTCGAACTCGTCCTTCTCGTGGACAACCTGCGCGTCAACGCTGGAAATCTCGCCGCTCCTGCGGGCGATTGAAAGCATTCCCCTGTATCCGCAGATGAACTGCACTTCCTTCTGCCCGGTCTTCTTGTTGTTGAACGGCACCGGGTAGCACTGCCCCAGCACGCTCGCGGGCTCCAGGCCGCAGGCCGCCGCCTGCATGAAGTAGCCCAGCACGCTGGGCACGCTGCACTCGGCCAGCGCCGGGTTCAGCCGGAACTCCGTAAGCGCCGACCTCACGAAGTGGTCCGTGTCCAGGAACTTCGGCAGCGCCGCCGCCAACTGCTTCTGAAAGCCCGCGTCGTTCAGGTACGAAACCACCGTCCCGCCTTTCTTCTTCGCCACCGCCGCTGTTGTCTTCGGCGCAAGCGCCGCCGTGTTCTTCGGGGTCTTGATCGTCTGCTGCTCCATTGATGTATCCTCCTTACTCCGCATCCGCGATCACGCGGCTCTCAAACTTCTTGTAGGCGTCCATGTACCATTCCTTCTTGTCGCCGTTGTAGGTCAGCTCGTAGTACATGCCGTCGAACAACGTGCTGGAGATCAGGTACTTCCAGTTCTGAAGCGCCTTGGCCTTCCAGACCATGTACACCTCAAACTTCGGCTCCGGGTCGCTCTTGTCCAGATGCTCGATGATGTAATCCCGAACGATCTTCAACGCCTTGTCATCCAACTTGCCTTTCCTCCTTTTCTCGTTCCACAAACCGCGCTATCCTCTGCATCACGTCATACGCGCACGGCAGCGCCAATCCATTCCCGTATGCCTTGTAGATCGCGCTGTCGCTGCCGCCCAGCCCCTCGCACCATTCGTCCGGGAAACCCTGCAACCTCGCGCACTCCGTGGGCGTCAGGCGTCGCACGATGTATTTGCGGGGCGGCTCACCATCCGTAAGCACCGCCTGCTGATCGTGCATACAGTTCAGCGCTCCGGTCTTGTTGTCCATGTACGTTTGATGTAATTGGCCGTTTCCAACACATACCGCCGGTTTCGTATTCGCGGCGTTTGCGCGAATCGTAGGCGATATGTTCCCATAATGCCCGTCATACTCCCGCGCCTTGCCGCCTCCGGCGCTGAAAGCCACGATCGCAGGCTCCCCGTTCCTCGCCGCCTTGATGGTCGGCGCTACGTCGCCTTCGCTCAAACCGGCATTCCCGCTGTTCGCCCACGCCAGCGCTACCACATTCTGTCCCCTGTCCACGCACGGGCTGGAATCGTGCCGCGCCGTCAGCGCTCTGGCCGTCTCAGGGTAGCAAACCGCGTGCTTATCCACTGTGTTCAGCGTGGGGCAATCATCCACCATGTATCCGGGGCCATTCTGGTTTGTGTCTCGGTCTACCATGTTTCCCTGTATGGCGTAGCACACGCCGTGTTCGTGCGCGGCACTGATCGTAAATTGTGGGTCGCCCGGTTCTCCGATTCCGAAGCACGTTCGCATATCGTCCCTGCCGCCACGGGTGGCAACCATTGTGTTTATTGGATAGCACACATCCGGCACTTGATTTCCGCCGCTCGGTGCCGCCCTCAACGTCGGCGTGGTCCCATCTTCGCAGTAGGCAATGCTCCGCGCCTTCGCGCCCTGTCCACCCATGAAAGCGGCTGGATAGCACACGCCCCAACGGTTCTGTCCGCCGTGGCTGTTCGCGTTGATGTTCGGCGCGACGCCGTTCACGTCGTACTGGCGTATGCTTTGCGAATCCCACGGATTCAAACACCTAACGCCACCGCTTCCTCCAACGCCTCCCTCAGCATCGGCGGCAGTTCCTTCCCCCCGCTTCTCCGCCCTGCGAAGAATGCCCGCGCACGCTTTCGGTGACAAATAGTATTTCTCCGGCGCGTTCGTCTGCAAAATCTGCGACAAGGTAGATTCTCTTGCGGCGCTGGGGCACTCCCCAGTATTGAGCGTCGTAGACCCGCCAGGCCAGGCTCCAGCCGTTTCCCACGATACCCCCCCCCGGTATCCCATCTCTTAGGTTGAGGAATTGAAACGTCTGCTTCAATGACCCCCGCAAGGGCTTCGAGGACGGCTTTGAAGTCCGCGCCCTTGTTGCTGCTGAACGCTCCGGGCACATTTTCCCAGACGGCAAATCGAGGTCGAATAGACTTACCTGTCCTTCCACGGGCTTCATCGGCTTTTCTCATCTCCTTTATGATTCTCACGGCCTCAAAGAACAGGTTGGACCGCTGACCTTCGTGTATGCCGAGCTGCTTCCCGGCCACGCTCAAATCCTGGCACGGGCTTCCGAAGCTGATGATGTCCACCGGCTCCGCCGCCCCGCCGTCGATGTCCGTGACGCTCCCCAACTGCTTCATGTCGGGGAACCGCGCCGCCGTCACCTTCAGCGGGAACGGTTCGATCTCGCTGCTCCATACCGGCCTGACGCCGCACATCACCCCGGCCAGCGGGAACCCGCCGATCCCGTCAAACAGTGAACCCAACGTCAGCATCATTCATCCCCCGTATCCACTTTCGTCACCGTGAACCTCCGCCCCGCCGTCACCTTCGTGAACCTCTCCGCTACATCCGGCATTGCGGCCTTCAGCGCCTTGGTGTCGATCCTCCGGCTGCTGGTATTGGTCCACCGCACCGTCCAGCTCTCGCTCACGCCCTTCTCAAACGTCCCCATGGCGGCCTTGATCTGCTGGTCCATGCCGTCGATCTCCGCCTGTAGCGCGTCCCGCTGCTGCACCTTCATGGCCCGCAGGTTCAGTAAATCCTCCAGCCCGTCCAGCGCCATCGTGGCCTCGGTCTCCTCCGCCGCCGGGTACAGCGCGTTCAGCGCCTCGTCGTCCGCCTCGCTCCCGGTGGGCAGCGGGGGTACCCTGGGCACCACATGCTCCTCCCAGAACGCCCGCTCCGCTTCGATCAGCGTGGCAATCGCGTCCTCGTCCCGCTCGATGCAAAACACATGGTGGCTCTTCCCCAGCACCACGATGCTCACATACCACCGCTCCGCCCCGGTGACGGCCATGTAGTGGATGCACTGCCAAAAGTAGTGCGGATTGATCTCACCTTCGTCGAACCGGAATTTGCTGTAGGGGCTGGTGGTCTTGCACTCCAGGCCCGCGTTCTCATTCAGCACCTCCCGGTCGATGTTCGCCAGCATCCACGGATAGTCCGGGTGCCGCAGTATCCGGTTGCACTTGCGCACCTTCTTCGGCGTGCCCTGCTTTTCCATGAAGTCCACGAACCGGTCCGCCACATACTGCTCCAGGTCCGTGCCCTGCCGCATGGCCTCGTTCTCTTCCTCTTCCACGCCCTTGCCGATCTTGTCCATGTACACCTTCAGCGGCGAAGAGTACGGGTTCACACCCAGGATCGCGCTGGCGTCGCTGCCGCCGATGCCGTTCCGCCGGCTCTCCAGCCATTCCTCCCGGCTCATGCTCCGGGTATCGGCGTACACGTTGCTGATGTTCAGTCTCTTGTTACCCATCTCACCCTCCTATGAACTGCCAGATCAAATCCTCGACCTCGTACACCTTCCGCTTCACATACGCCAAATTCGGGTCATTGACCCTGGAAAGCATCTGCTCCGCCACCTTGAACTGCGCGTACACGTCCTTGATCGTCGGCGTATACCAAACGTCGAACACCTTCCGGCCTCCTAAACCTTCCCCAGGCAGCGAAGCTGCCGGTTCAGGGTGTGCGCAGCCATGCCCTTGGGCGGAAGGTGGGCCGACGCGCAGCGTCGGGTCGGATGAGGTCGTCCCCCTCAACCGATTCTTCCGCGTCTTATATCCAACCATCATCCGTACATCCTCCATCCTCGTAATCTCTCACAGTACCGCCGCGAAATACTCCCTCCGCAGCGCCTCTTCCTCCCGGTCCTCTTCCTCCCTGACCAGCTTGAAATACTGATCTCTCTCGAACCCAAGCACGACGGCGCAGTCCCTCAGCTGCCCGATCACGTCCTCCATGCCGCGCACGCCCTCCAACTGCTCCACGGCCTCGCCGATCCTGAAAATCTCCTCTTCGACCTGCTCCAGCTTCTCCGAATTGGTCATACTCTCACTCGCTTTCATGGTTGAAGCAGAGGGTGGGAGTCGAACCCACCAGCGCCCGGCAGGACAATCCCCTTGGCGATCGCGGGAAAGTCGGGTATACGCGCCCCGTCCCTGGCCCTGCATGATGATGGAGCCGACGCAGGGAATCTAACCCTGAACCAGCGCTATCTGTGTTAATTCGTTTCTGCGTATACCCAATGCGAATTATGAGTTGATTTTCTAATCCCTCTCACACACCTGTGAATCAGCACATTGCTTATTCCTGTTAGCCTTTGGGCTTCCAATGCAGAATCGTAAATAACTCCCGTCTCTACGCACTTCACAGCAAACCTCTTCGACGGTTTACGCCCAAGGACGTTAAACGCATGTGTAGTGTTTTCGCTGCATGTACACCATTCAAGGTTTTGCACGTTGTTGTTCAACTTATTCCCATCTTTGTGATTGACATAAGATTTCCCATCAACCTTTGGTATAAATGCCTCTGCGACAGCCCTATGTGCAGCAACTACAAATCTCCTCCCATGTTCGGATAAATCAAATCTGACATATCCACGACTATTAACAGTTCCTTTGTAGATTCTGCCTGTATCCTTCCTCATGATTCTTCCGTTAGAAGAAACGCTGTATGCTTCATGTCCGCATAAATCTCTCCATTCCTCCATATATATCTCCTTCGCAATAATTGAATTGGCGGGAGGCACAGGATTCGAACCTGCGGACCGCTTGCGCGATCAACGGTTTAGCGAACCGCCGCCATAAGCCGCTCGGCCAACCTCCCACGTGATGGAATCTTCGCCAGTTTAACGACCACCTTTCCATGCGGTCGGGCCTTGTCCTACTGTCGGGTCAAGCCCGTAGGTTATCCGGGAGTCGGCAACTTACCCGGAACAATCATCTCCCATACTGCCAGGAGAACCCCGTCGCAACCATGCCCTCTGCCAATGATCCGGAATCGAACCGGACTTGTGGTAGCGGGGGCGGGACTCGAACCCGCGACCTTTTGCTTATGAGGCAAATGTGCTGACCAACTGCGCAACCCCGCCTTGAATGCGCGGCGCAACCCTCCACGCGCCACACTGCAAGTCTCCACTCTTAACGTCGGTAACGTATCCGCTATCGCCTAACGCACCCATCGTGACTCGCTTTCCCCATTTGGAGGGAGATCGGTGACTCGAACCCCGGACCTACTGATTCATTACAAACTCCCTTACAACCATCCTTGCCAAACGTACATCCTTCTCGCTTTTATTTAGATTGGAAAACACTCCAGCACAATGTCTTGAACAGCAAGTAGCGCTATTCCCGTGTTTAACCAAGTGTGTCTGTCTTTTTTCCCTGACGAACACCTTTTGACAGCCGGGACAGATAAGTTCAACATAGTTCTTGGATTGCTCTTTTTTGTGCATTGAAACATGTTCACTTGTTTTCATTAAGGCCAGATTTTCCGGGGAGTTATTATGCTTGTTCCCATCTTTGTGATGGACTATCTCTCCATTTTTCGGAAGAAACCCGTGTGTCTGCCAAAACACCAACAAATGTTCGTAGCAATATCTTCCCCTATATTTCGTGCCTGGGTATTCATCCGGCGCTCTGACAAGTATGTAGTCTCCGTTTTTCATGCTTACCACCTACTAACTTAATTCACGTCATTTATATTGTGGTCGGGAAGGTGGGACTCGAACCCACGTCACACGGCTTATAAGGCCGCCGCTCATCCGACTGAGCTACTTCCCGATACCCGGCGGGGATAACCCTTCGTCCCCGCCGTACAAAACGCGCATGCCCGACGCCCGCGTATCTACTCGCCCGTCGCCGCTGTGCTCCTGCGAACCCTGGCCGCCACGCAGAACGGCCCCGCGACATCCCCCGAGCCGGTATTCAAGCGGAAGTCGGGCTTTTCCGCATCCGGCGGGACGTCGATCTCATCTTCATACCAGACGATGCCCCTCTGCGCATACCACCGTAACCAGGCCATCGGCAACCTCCTTTCTCGCATGCTCACCGTCATCACTATTCCCGATGGCATCTCGTGTCGCTTCGCCTTGTGCTCACAGCGAAACAACCATTGATTGCGCTCAATGTGACAAGGGCCAAGCCGCCATCCCATCTTCAACCCTTGTATCGGTGAGGCACCCAGGGTTCTCCCCCGGCGTTGGTGCAAACGAGCGAGCGATAATCACCAACGTGGCGTATTTCCAATGCCCCATATCAGGGGGACGCCCGGGCTCCGAACCCGTGTGCCGTCCGTCTCCGGTACAGCCGCGTCCCATATCGGGGCGACCACAAAGGTTTCGCGCACGCTTCCCGCGCACGAGATCGCCCCATGAACCCCTATTCCTCCACGCCCCAAAGGCTGCTGTTGCTGTAATTCAGCCCGCCCTGGGCCGGGTCGGCTACCATCACCACATTGCTGTAATGGGTCAGGTAATACTTCCCGTCGATCATCACCTGCACCACGTCGGAATTGTCGTAATCCCGCCACTGAGTGATGTACCCCTGAATCAGCCGCTCGCCGCCCAGGGCGATGTAGGCGTAGGTGAAGGTCTGCACGTCGCTGCCAGATACCACCCGGTTCCCAATCTTGACCTCGCCGCAGGCCGCCAGCATCAGCGCCACCGCCACAACCACGGCCATCAGCGCGATGATCTTCCTCATGGCGCTCACCTCAGTCCATCAAACAGCGCCTTCAGCGCTTCGACCTTCGACTCGGCTTTATCCTTCATGACAATATCCATGATCCGCCGCTTGGCATCGGCCAGGATGCCCGCCTGGATCATTTTGCTATCGCCATTGATCATATCGGAGATGGTGTCGACGCTCACTGTATGCAACGCCACGGTGGCACCTTTGCCCTTGTCCGCCATGATGACAAATCCGTCGCACTCGATTCCTTCCTGATACTGCTGTTCAATAACCTCGTCATGGTCCATGCTCTCAACCTTAATCAGATACTTACCCATCTCGTATACCCTCCTGAAAATGTAGTCTTAAAAATCCCTCGGCGCCTGCCGGATGCTTCCCATAATCACATCCAGCCGCCCCATTGTGGTCTTGAAGAACCCGTAATGCGTCTTCAGTCCCACCACATCCTGCTCCATCGCGCAGCGTTTCATGTCGTCGCATATCCCGGCCAGCACGCCCAGCGTGTCCCGCTGCATCTCCTCCGGCGTCTGCGGCGTCGGATGTGTCATAGCTCATCCTCCTTCTTCCCCATCGAAAACACCCTCGCGATCACCGCGAACAGCACCCCGAACACCGGCAGCGCAATCGCCAGCACCAGTCCCGCGCCCACCACCCAGGCCCCGACGCTGGCGCCCTTGAGCATCATCGTCCAAACCTCGCTCATACCATCACTCCCTTCTCGTCCAGCACCACCGCGGCGCTCCCGCCGTCGTTCAGCCACGCGGTCACGCTCCTGGCCGCCGCCAACACCTTGAATGCCATCGCGCCCTCCGGGTTCTCCGTCCACCGCGTCACCGCCACGTCGCAGCCCTTCACCGGCTTTTTGAACGATGCCAGATACTCCCGCAGCCCCGTGTCAAACACCCTGTACCCCGCTTTCTCCGGCATCGCCCATCACCTCCCAAAAGCCTTCCCCTTTGGGGAAGGTGCCCCGTCAGGGGCGGATGAGGTCCCCGCGTCAGCGGACGGTTTCCCCGTTCCCCACGCTCTCAAACAGTTTCTCAAACGCCAGCACGATCAGCGCGTACACCACCAACAGTTTCTCCCCGATCTTCCCGAGGAACCCGCGCTCATACAGGCTCTCCCCGTATGCCACCTCGGCGTCGTAGGCCAGTCCCGCGTAATCCACCGGTTCCCTGTGCATCGCCACGCGCAGCAGCTCCGCCACCTTCTGCCGGTCCATCTCCGCGCTGACCACCTGGGCCTCTTCATGGTTCAGCGGCTTCGCCTCACCAAGCCTTCCCCCGATGGGGAAGGTGGCTCGACGCTCCGCGTCGAGACGGATGAGGTCCCCGGTTCCCCGCACCGCCATGATCCCGCTTGCCAGTGCCGAACTGATCTGTTCGTCCCCCGCCGTCAACAGCAGCATCGCGGTCCCCCGCCTTGTCTCCGCCATTACGCGCCCTCCAAATCCATCGTCACCTGGTTGATGACCGCGAACACCGGCTCCAGTTCCTTGATGTCCCGGTACTTCTCCCGAAACATCCGCAGCTCGTTCTTCGCCCGTTCCATCACGATCCTGTATGTCTCCGGGTTCTGCGTCGCGCTCTGCGTGTTCACATACGCCCCGACCTTTTCCTTGTTCCCAGCGTTCACCGGCGTCACGTTCACAAAGCCCCGCGTCGTCACGGTCTTGCCGTTTCCGCTGCCGACCTTCACGATCTCCACTTCCAGGTGCCGGATATAGAAGTGCGCCTGATCCTGCCGGTACAGTTCACCGGCCACAGCGTCGTCCCACTCGAACATACCGTGCATCGGGCTGTCCTCGGCCCGCGCCGCGTCCACAACCGCCGCTTTGGTCAGCTTCCCGTCGCGCTTCTCGATGGCCTCAAACTGCTCGCCCACCATCTGCGCTGAGAACTTCCCGCCGTAGCAGCTCCACGAATACTTCTTCTGTCCGTTTTCCATATTTGTATCTCCCTTCCAGGCTTGAAGCCTGCCATACCCAGCCGCGCCGGGCCCCGCCTTGCCTAACCGTGTCTGCCAATTCACGCCAAACCGAGCCGCACACTGCCTCACCGCAACCCACCGGGCCTTGCCATACCTAACTTTGCCGTGCCGTGCCTGCCGCGCCTCACCTTGCCTGCCAGACCGCACATTAACTTACCTAAACTTACATAGCCAAACCCTAACTGCAACACCCCGCCTAACCAGACCGTACCGAACCTTACAGAACCCTACCTAACCTTGCCCCGCCACGCCTGCCCGACCGTTCCTCACATTACCCCGCCGTGCCATAACACGCCTTGCCGTGCCTGCCACACCGTGCCGCACCGCGTCAAACCTGGCCACAACACGCCTCGCCTGCCTTACCGCCCATGACGTGCCCGGCCCGACCTCACCTTGCCTAACCTCGCCTGCGTTGCCGTGCCGCACCTTGACTTACCCAACGGGAACGGACTATACCTTGACTGCCTGACCATGCCTTGCCAAACCCCAATTCGCCTCACCATACCAAACCGTGCCTGCCTTACCTTGCGCCGCCTAACCCCGACAAACCGCGCCAAACCTCACCGCGCCATAACTTACCCCACGTTGCCTGACCTGCCATACCTTGCCATCCGTACTACGCCTCGCCCAGCCCAACCCAGCCACGCCTTGCCCCGCCTGCCTTATAGCCTTCCCCTATGGGGAAGGTGGCCGCCGCAGGCGGTCGGATGAGGTCCCCCGTCTTCCAGTTCGCCCCATCCTCTCCTGCGCTGCGCCCTCTTTCCTGTATTCCACCGGCAGCAGGTACACCGTCACCAGCTTCCCACCGCCGTACACGAACACATATCCGCCGTACAGTCGAACCGCCCGGTCTTCTCCGTCTGCCCTGCGCAACACCCATTCGAGGTAATTCCGCAGACAGCCGCTTGCCTCTTCCGGCTTCAATCCGTTCCGGAACGCCATGTACGCCGCTTTTTTGTGGCAATCCGCCGCCGCGCCAAGGCGTTCCGAACACCGCTGATCCCCGTGCTTCGTCAGTTTCATGTCTTACACATCTTTCCTGCCATGCCCCGCCTTGCCTGAACCCAACTCACGTTACCTCACCGGACGTTGCCCAACCTCAACTGCCACGTCCATTACAAAAGCTCCACATGGTAGCATCCGCACTGTCCGTCCCGCTCGGGCCGCCACTCGCCCACGCCGCAGGCGTAACCGCCGGCGTTCAGTATGTTGATGATCTGGTCAGCCGTCTTCTCGCCGTTCACGTTGTAGCGGATCTGCATGTCGCAGTACCACTCGCTGAACTCCGCCCTGTAGCGGATGTCCGCCGCGCCCATGCCGACCTTCACCATGTCCTGCCGCATCACAGGCCCGCAGCCCTTGATCTCGATGAGCTGGTTGTGCAGGAACACGTTCGGCACGATCTCGATCTTCGTCTTGGTATCGTTCAGCACCAGGTCGCCCGCGTAGTAGCCGTTGGCGTCCGGCGTGATGTAGAACGCGCCGCGCAGGCTCATCTTGTCCTTCGCCCAGCCCATCCGGTAGGCCGCGCTGATCGCCGCCTGCTTGAAGCCCGTCACCGGGAAGCCGAATCGCGCATTCTTCAGCGCCGCGTCCACCGCCTCGTCGGTGAACTCATCCGGCATCGGCGTCAGCCAGTACATGCTGGAGCAGAAATCAGCTACCGGGTTCTTCGCGTCCCGCTTCTTGGTCTTGGTCAGGTTCATCTCCTTTTCGAGAATCTCCCGCTTCGCCTTCGCGTCCCATGCGTGGGTAATCAGCGGGGAATCCCCCACCACGCGCACGTTCAGTATCGCCTCCTGAATGGGCTTGATCTCAACCAGTTCAACCTTCTTGCTCGCAGTAGCCATTGTGTAAATCCTCCTTCAAATTCGTATTGTCGATGTGCTACTTGTGTCTATCTCAATCGGCATTATGCCGTTGAAACCTCGTCTGCCTGCCGGACCAAATCAAGCCGCAACGCACCTAACCGTGCCTCGCCAGACCTCGCCTCGACTGCCGGACCTTGCCTAACCCCGCCAAACCAGGCCTTACCTAAACTGCCTTACCGTGCCTTGCCTTACCACGCCAAACCTCGACGAACCTTGCCTTGTCTGCCTTACAGTGCCGAACCATACCTCGCCTCGCCTCGCCTCGCCTCGCCGTGCCTCGCCTGCCATACGTCACAATACCCAACTTCGCCCATCCTGACCTTGCCAAACCAAGCCATGCCTGCCGTACCATGCATTGACACGCCACACCTAACCTCGCCCCACACAACAATGCCTCGCCAAACCATGCCTGCCCTAAACCGTCTTCACATTCCGATACCGCCAGTTCCGCGCCTTGTCACGCTTGATGTTCACAATAAACCCTGTGCCCATCTCATAAATCCTCGACGCCACAGCCTCGTCCATCTCGGCCAGCTCCCCGATGTGCCACTCGCTGCTAATGATCGTCGGCAGCCGGTTCAAATACCTTGCGTTCAACAAGTCAAATGCCAGCCGCATGTCCGCCGCGCTCGCGCCCTCCTCGTTCCCCTTCCGGTCGCGTCCCGGCTTCAAAAAGTCGTCCAGCAGTAGCACCTCTGCCCGCTGATACCTGCGCATCTGCCGGTCATAGGCTTCGTCGTCCATCACGCTCGCCTTCATCGCCTGGGCCAACTGCGGCCACACCGCGTAAATCACATCCTTCTCCAGGATCAACTTTCCGACGATGGCCGTCGCCAGGTGGGTCTTGCCCGCGCCGGGATTGCCGCCGAAGTACATCCACGCGCCCGTTTTCGCGCCCTGCGCCGCGTACTTCTCCGCGATCTCCAGCATGCCCCGCTGCCACGGCTCCACAGCCTGGAAACTCTCGAAGGTGTACCGCTTCACGCTGTCCGCCAGCCCCGATTCCCGCAGCCGCTTCACCGCCGTGCGCTGGGTGCAGCACTCGCAGGCCATCACGCCCAGCGAAGCACCCCGCCCCGGATAGTAGCTCACGCCGTACACCACGCCCCGGTTCAGGCACTTGGGGCAGTCGATGCCATCCCCCGGCGCCGTCTCGCCCTTGGCGTTGACGTGCTCCACGTTCAGCGCCCCCGGCCTGCGGTTCATGGCCTCGGCCTCTTCGGCCACCCGCTTGAACTCCGCCGCGAACCGTTCCTCCGGCACGATGTCCCTCCAGTCGCCCATGACCTTCACCCTCCGTCAAATCATCCTGTCGTTGGCCCCCAACGGCACGTAGTTATCACTGGTCGTCCGGTCAAACCCCGGCCCGCTTCCGACGCCCTTCCGCTTGCGCCTGTGCCTCTCGTCGCAGGTCTTTGCCTCGGCCACGCTCCTGACGCCCTCGCTCACGTAGTCCATCAGAATCGACTTCACATAAGCCCACTTCCGGACCCCCTGATCCAGCGCGTTGTCGATGCCGTGCCGCACGATGCCCTCCGACAAATCGTCCACAAACCCGTTTAGCTCCTCCATCGCCCTGGCGCTGAGTACCGTCAGGTTGTTCGCCGCGTAGGCCTGTATGGTGTCAGTGTTCAACCTGGGCCCGTCCTCCCCGAAGGGGTTGACCTCCTCGCACGCGCCCGCGCTTTCTTCTGCTGATTCATTTATATTTCTCATTGGATTACTATGTGGAAGTTTTGGTGAGGCAGCATAGAAGTTTTCGTCAGGCTGCTCGGAAGTTTCCGTGATGCTGCTCGACGCATCCTTCGTGTCTG